TGAGCGTGTGCGAGGATGCGTGAGGGCTCGCTCATCCCACGCCTCGCACGACCGTCACGCGGCCCGTTGCGAGCTTGAGCACCTCGCGGAGCGACGCCCCGAGGTTCTCCTCCGCCTGCGTGCCCGACGAGCGCCCGAGGAGCACCGCCGTGCAGTCGATCACGCCCGCGACCGCGCGCACGGCCGCGATGGTGTCCGAGCGTCGGAGCGGCTGCCCCGCGCGCTGACTGGCCGCGACCGCGACCACGGCGGCCTTCACCGCGGCGTCCCCGGCGTAGCGCGCGGCGTCGTACACCACCGTCACCGTCGCCCACGCGAGCACGCCCGTGGGCCGCGTCCAGCGCACGGTGCGGTTGAAACCGCCCGCGTCCACCACGACGGCCGAAGAGGTGCCGTACGTCTGGATGGCCCCGGCGACCGAGGCCCAGAGGGCGGCGGCCACGTCCGCGTCGGTGCCGTCCTGTACGATGGCCTCGATCGAGTGCGGCGGGAGCGGGCCCGCGTAGTAGTCCGTCGGGTTCTCGTTCACCGTGACCAGGGTTACGCCCGCAACCTTCCCGACGGCCGCGCGGATCGCGTCCACGGGCGAAGTGCCGCCCGCCCCGAGCTCATCCTCGCGCCGCTGGCGATACACGGGGTCCGACTCGGCGGGCTTCCCCGGCGTCGCGTCGGCGGTGTTGGTGACCGCGAGCCATCCGCTCGTCGGCGTTGCGATCGCCGTAATGGTGTTCTCGTTCGCGGTGACGGCGCCCGCGTTCTCGGCCTCGCCCGTCACGTCCACCTGCGCGGTGCTCCCGCTGGAATTGACCGCGGCCGTCTTCGTGACCCATCGGTTCGTCGGGTCGCCGTCCACGTGCGCGATCGACCCGGCCGGGAGCGTGTACGACCCTGCGAGCGTCACGCGGAGCGGCACGGTGCCCTTCGTGGCGTCCTTTCGGATGCAGTTCGTCAGACGCCCCACCGCGTCGAGCCCCGCGAAGGTGGCGTCGCGCGGGTTGCGCGAGCGGTAGACCAGGCCGCCGACCTCCCACAGCTCCGCGAGCTTCGCGGCGATCACCCCGTTGAGCTGCCCCGAGGGGCTCTCGGCCGAGGTGTCCCAGTCGTCCCCGAGCGCGGGAGAGGCCCGCTGCGCGGCGGCGATCTCTTCGTCGATCGTCTCGACGGGCTTCTCGACGAAGCCGGTGCTGGTGAGCCCGAACGCCATCGTTACACCCCCGCCACGAAGTCGGTGACCTCGATCGGTTCGCCCTCGGTGGGCGTCGCGCGGAACGTCACGCGCGCGCGCCGGTCACTGCCGGTCACGAGGCTGAACGCGTCGAGCGAGGCCACACCGGGGCACGTGGTGACCACGCGGCGGAACACGCTCTCGGCGTAGGCGTCGGCGCCCTTCACCCCGAGGAGGCGCGCGAACGGGATGCCGACGCGCCGGTCGCGGAACCAGTCGCCCTGTGCGAAGCGGAACCGCACGCGGAGCCGTTGCGCCACGGCGTCGGCGCCGGTCACGAGCACCGGCCGCCCGCCCCGCTTCACGAGGTCGCCCGTCGTCGGATCGAGCGCGAGGGTCTTCATCCACGGGCACGATGCGCGGGCGTTTGGGGGTGGGGCTAGGGACTGGTGGCACGTTGCTGGCACGAAGCCCCCGTGACAGGGGCGGCCGGTCGGGGGTAGCGTCCCCGGCCATGCGCCTCGCCTGCTTCGCCCTCCTGCTCGTCGCCTGCGGCTCGGAGACTCCACACGCACCGCCCTCGGTCGATGCGGCCCCGGACACCGTGACGCTCGACGTGGTCGACGTCGTCGACGCGACCTCTGCCGACGTGACGCCCCTCGAAGAGCGCGCACCCGACGCCGGAACCGACGCCTCGACGCCCGACGTGGTCGACGCGGTCGCAGACGTGGCCACCGACGCGCCCGAGGCCGCGGTCGATGCCTCCACAGGCGTGACGATCGAGGTGTGGAGCGACCCCATCCGACGGCTTTACGCCAACGCCTCGGCGACGGACTGCCGCGCCGCTGACACCACGCGGCGCTATCCTGCGAGCTTCACGGTGATCTACCCCGAGGTCTCCATCAACGGCGTGCTCGCGCTCAACAGCGCCAACCACGCCATCGAAGCGACGGTGCCCGACGGCGGCACACTCACCACGCAGCCGTCGCGCATCCAGTTCGGGACCCCCTACATGCTCGCAGGGATGCGCCGAACAGATATCCGCGTGACGGTGCAGAACCGACTCATCGCGCCCGGCCCGGCCGTGGACATCGTCATCACCGGATGTCCGATGGTGCCGTAGCTCAGACCTGGATCTGCATCACGTACCAGGGCGACGACGCGACACCCGCGTCACGCTCGACGGCGAACGTGTACGTGGTGCCCGTCGAGCTCGCGACCGTCGAGAGCGCCGCGCCGGGGATGGGACCGAGGCGAGCGTCGCGCGGATCGTCCGAGGCGAACCACGGCAAGCCGCCGACGACCCCCAGAAGCCGAAGCGTCGGCGCGCGCGGCGGCACGTCGCCGAACGAGAGGCGCGCGCAGCGCGCGGTCGTCGGGAGGCGCGTCCCATCGGGCGCCAGCACGAACCCCGCGGCCACCTGCGCCCCGGTGCGCGCGGGCACCCAACGCGACACGCGACGACGGCCGCGGCGGATGAGCTCGTTGCGGAGGATCTGCTCGGCCGAGAGCGGGTAGTCCGTGGAGGGGAGCGAGAGCGACTCGCCGGGAAGCGTCCAGAGCCGCACGCCCGCGGCGTTGTAGTAGGGGAGCGGCACGTTCGGGAGCTCCGCGTAGCCGTACTCCTCGCCCGTGTCGAGATAGCCGCTATCGAGCACGAGCACGTCCGTGCCCTCGGGCACCTGATCGAGCGTGCGCGTGATGAAGCGCACGTGCCCCACGGCGCGCGCCCCACGGACCCACGGCGCGTCATCGACCGGAGCCCGCGCGTACCAGTCGCCCGTGAGCTCGCTGGCCTGCGTCGGCGCGATCGTGGGCGCGTCGATCGCCACATCCTTGAACGGCCCGCGCACTTCATCGAGGCCCGACGCCCCGGGGACGATGACGAGCGTCGTGTCGTCGCGTCGCAACGGATCGAGAGGCCGCCCGTCGATGAGCGTGCGCGGCACGCCGTCGGGCCACTGCGTCAGGGGACTGAGAAGCACGGTCGCCATGGGTCACGTCGCTTTCGTGTTCGTCGCGGCCACCGTCGCGGGCCATGTGGACAGCGCCGCCATGAGCGTGGACTTGAACGAGGCGCCGCCATCCCCGGTCACGATCACCGCCCCGTTGATCGCGGTCTTGAGCGCGGAGAGCTGCGCGGCCACGAGGTTCGCGAGCGCGACGAGTTCCCCCGCCGCCCCGCCGAGATGCACCGTGCCGTCGGGGTCGATCACGACGGCCGTGTGCGCGCCCGTGGTGATCTCCAGCGCGCCGTTCGTTCGCAGCGTCACCCGCGCGCCGTTCGTGTCGCTCCCGAGCACGAGGCCCACGTCCCCGCTCGGGGCGTGCGCGAGCGCCCGTCCGCGGGTGTAGAGGCCGGGGATCGCGACCGCGTGCGCGAGGTGATGCCGCCGAAGGTCGCCGGGCGTGACCACGCTCCCGTCGCCCGTGCGCCACGTCCCGAGGTCGGCGCTGTTGAAGAGAAGCTGCACCGTGTCGCCCGCGTCGACCTTCAGCGCGAAGAACCATGCGCCCACGCGCGGCCAGAGCACGGGTACGCTCGGGATCACCGGGAGATCTTCGAACGTGTGGTCGCCGTCGGGCTGGGGCACCGGGTGGCGCACGAGCGGCACCACGTCGGCGGTCTGCGTCGCAGCGTCGTAGCGCAGCACGCGCCCCGGGAGCCCCACGTGGGTTTCAAGGGCCTGTTGCTCAAGGCGCGCGTCGAGCACATCGCGGTCGGTCGGGAACGGGGGTCTCTCGCCCATGGTCAGGCTCCGGTGCGGGGGATGAGCGGCGGAAGAGGTCGATGCAGCACAAGCGAGGCGTGCCAGTCCGCGCCCTCGGTGTCGCCCGCGTACTCGGCCTCGGTGATGCGCCAGGTGCCGGTCACGATCGCGCTGTTGAGAATCACCTGCTGACCGGGCACGAGACCGGGGATGAGCAGGGCCTTCACGTTCACGGTGCGGCGGTTCACGATCTCCGGGGAACCGACGAGCCCTGTGTCGGGCCCGAGTACGAGCGCCGTGCGTTCGAGCGCTCCACCGAGCGGGAGCACCTGGAGATTCCCATCCTGCACCGTCCACGTGAGCCGCGCCGCGGCGCAGAGACGGGTGAGCTCCGCGGCCGCGGACCCATAGAGCACCGTCCCTTCCGCGAAGACGCTCT